TAACGTGATCTGCCACCAGTTCCACGCTGCGGTCTTCCCATCTTTTTTCAGTTTCTGGCTGAATCGCTTGATCCATTCCGCTGCTTCCATTTGGTTCATAGTCTCCCGTAAGCTCAAGCGCTCTGAGGATGACAAATTCGCTAAATTCCCAACCTTCTTGGGTGCGGTCAAGGATTCTTTGGGCTTGTTCATAAGTCATTTTCTTGCGTATTGCCTTCTAATCTCAGCTAATTTTTTTAGGGCTTCATGCTTGGCTTTTTCAGTTGCCATTTGCTCATGCAATGTTGGCTCTCGTTCAATTTGCAAAACTGGTTTGATAGGGATGTGTGGCCCTGAATTGCAAAAGTCTCGAAACTTTATTGCGCTTGGCGGGAAATCAGCAGGCAAAAGTCGAATGGCATGATGTAAAGATGGTTTGTAAGTCAGGAAACCACCTAGTGTGTTTGCCCAAACAGAACGAACTAAATTTAAATCCATGCCTTCAAAATGGCGATTGAATGCAGCTCCGTATGTGGCGCCCATGATTGCAAAGATGTAATCAAGGCCATCGTCTTTAGTGCAAAAATCAGATTCCGAGTAATTTGACATTTGAGCCACCTCCAATGAGTCCACGGGTTAAGCCTGACATAACCGTTTGGTTCATTTGCCCTGTTTTAGAAAGTTCATTTTGTTTTTCAACTTTCTGGCTACGAACCCAATTTCTCCATGTGGCTGACCAATCTAACTTTGTTCCTTTAGGAGCCGAAAGCCAGTAGTCTTTGAAGTTGTCAAAAACTTTACGCGCTTGAAGGTCTGGCCTTTCTTGGTTGCAAAAAGAAACCCAATCATTTGGAAGCTCAAAGTCTGTTGGCAGGCGGGAACCGCGCTGCTTCTTTTCTACTATGTGTAATGTGTTATGTGTAATAGGTAATGTGTTATGTGTAGCATTGCTTTCGGATTGCGATGGCAATGCGTTCGCATTAATAGATAAGTCTTTGATTTCATTATCTTTTTTCACCCATCGTGCTTTTGCGCTTGCACTAGCCTTCTCTGATTTGATGCCAACTTTTTCAATTTCTGCTATCACTCGTAAAGAAACCCAACCATCTTCGTTACGTTCAAAATATTCTCGCAAAACGATCGCAATGCTATCGCTATGCGAACGCATCCTAACAAGCCTGGCTATCTCGTTAGGATCAATTGGCAAAGGTTTTTCGTGTAAGTAACACCAATCAAGCATTCGGCGATAAGCCAAATCTTCCATTTCTAAAAGGTGTGATGTGTGACTTTGATAGTCACCAATGTTGAACTGGTAGTAGTGCATATAGCCCGCTTTTTATAGCCCCTTAGAAAGAAACAACAGCAGGAGAAGGGGTAACTCTTTTCAGTACGCTCATGACTTCGTACCTAGCTGGTTTCAAACAATCTTACTTCATAAACCACTCTGGACGCAAGAGTTTTAGCTGCCAAATCCTTGCCTGGGGTATCGTCTCCCACAGCCAGACAGCGCCCCTTGTGATGCCTAAAAGCCTAGCTAAATTTGCTTGTGAACCCGCTAATTCAATTGCTTGCTGTTTTGTTATCATTCGCCAAGTATAGCCCAATAGACAAAAAAACAACAAATAACCTATTTTTTTGTAGGGTCTTGACGGATTGGTCTAGATTGCTATACAATTCACCCATGCCCTGAACGTCTCGGGGTCTTTTAAGAAAGCAAATTATGAACACAATCCAAAGTCTCAAAAGCATTCATTGCAAAAGAGTTGCTCACATTGACGATGAACGCAGCATTGGCAACAACATTATTGTTACTCTTAATTCATGTTGGTATTGGGCTGACGAACCAAATTGTGGCGTTCGTGGTTTTGACACTCTTAAAGAATTAAAAGAAGGCGTTAAAAGCGCCAACATGATTTATCGCTATACACCCAATTAATCAATTAAACGGGGCTACGGCCCCCAGAAAGACAAATTATGAAAGAACAAATCCTTGACTGTTTAGCCGCTATCGCAATTGGCGCAGTGTTTGCCATTCTTTTGGCATGGAGGGGCTAATGAACACAATCATTCTTAAACGCGCCCGTGAACTTTGGTGCAACGACCTGACGCCAATCACAACCCAACGCCACAACATCCGCGCATGGGTTCGATCAGTTCGCAATCTTGGCAATAAACACATCCTTGCAATTAAGATCGTAAAGAAAGACGAATTATGAAAAACTTAGCTTCCGCACTTGTCAAAGCACAAATGGCCTTTGGGCCTGCTTTAAAGACCGCTACAAACCCGCATTTTCGTTCACGTTACGCTGACCTGTCCGCTTGCGTTGAGGCCGTTATGGACGGTTTAAACCGCAACGGCATAGCCATGATCCAGCAGTGTTCAGAGTCTGACACTGGCGTAGTCGTGGAAACAGTGTTTATCCACGAATCCGGCGAGATGCTGACCTGTGGAAAACTCCACGTTCCCGCTGTTAAGCACGACCCGCAGGGATATGGATCTGCTTTGACCTACGCTCGGCGTTATTCTTTGATGGCTGCTTGCGGTATTGCCCCAGAAGACGATGATGGCAACGCCGCCAGCCGCAAGACTGAGATCAAAAAGTCTGAAGTTGACGAATCTAAAATGGCTGACTTGTTAGCGGCAATCGAGGCCACCACTACAGAAGAAGACTTGAAGAAAGCCTATATCGCAGCCTACGCATACGCTAACGGTGAACCGACCTGGCAGAAACGAGTTATCGCCATTAAAGACAAAATGAAAGGAAAATTGTGATGGAACAAAGAAGCCCTGAATGGTTTGCCGCCCGATTGGGTAAGGTAACCGCATCCAAAGTAGCTGACGTTATCGCCAAAACGAAGACAGGTTATAGCGCCAGCCGTGACAACTACATGGCCCAACTGGTTTGCGAACGCATGACCGGAACGCAAGGAGAAAGCTACACTAATGCTGCAATGCAGTGGGGTACAGATCAAGAACCGTTAGCCAGGGCCGCATACGAGGCGATTAAAGACGTTTTAGTGGCTGAGACAGGCTTTGTCATTCACCCGCGCATTACAGAGGCTGGAGCGTCTCCTGATGGCCTTGTGGACTACAACGGATTGATTGAGATTAAGTGCCCTAACACTGCAACGCACATTGAAACAGTCTTATTACAAAAAGTGCCAACCAAGTACATTACCCAGATGCAATGGCAAATGGCGTGTACCGAAAGAGATTGGTGCGACTTTGTTAGTTTTGACCCTAGAATGCCTGAAGGACTCCAGTTATTTATTAAACGGGTTGAATTTGAGCCTATTTATGTAAAAATGCTGGAGTACGAAATCCAAGAGTTTTTAGGTGAACTAGAAACAAAAATTAAGAACCTTAATGAAAGAAAATATGGCAAAAGTGCTTAAAGAAATCTCAGTTATCACAGGCAAATACAAAAACACCCAAGGGCAAGAAAAGAACCGCTATACCCGTATCGGATCAATCATTGACACAAAAAATGGTGAAATGCTGAAGATTGACGTTATCCCTGTAATGGAGGGCGCTTGGTCTGGTTGGGCATACATCAATGAACCGCGCGAAAAAGATAATTTAAAAGACGATTCCGATATAAACTTTTAAACATGGCCTAACCCATACTCCTGGGAAAAGGGGGCGCTGGCATACCGTCCTATTAGGTCAACGTATGCTACTTTTAAGGATAAATTATGAAACTTTCAGATTTTTTTGGTGGTCACCCTTTGAACTTGTTTCCGCGAGTTCGCAAAGATGACCCAGTGACGAGTTATGAAGCAGCAGACAGCATCAAAGAAAAAGCGCCAGATCATTGGACGGAAATCATTGAGTGCTTGGCAAAGCATGGTGCGCTTGGTAAAGATGGAATATCTAGCAATACAACGCTAGACCCCAACCAAGTTGCCAGACGGTTAAGCGAGATGGAACGTCTAAATTTGATTAAGCAAACAGGCAACAAAGTAAAATCAAACACCGGACGCAACGAGCGCGAATGGTGTTTAAAGGAAAAAACATGAATATTAATTTTGAAACCAACGAAATCAGTTTTATTCTGCAAGTGTTGGGTGAATTACCCACTAAATCGGGCGCTTATGTATTGATGCAAAAAATTGAGCATCAAGTCAAAATGCAACAACAAGTACCCGAAACAACTCAGTGAGTCTTGTAACCGTCATTTTTAGCCTCTAGCATAGCAAATGCAGCAATCCCGCTGTATTAGGAGCTAACATGTTTAAATTTGAAATGGAACTCGGTTGGATGGGCAAAGGCAAAATGACTGTCGAAACCCATGACTTTGACATGATTGAAGCCTTGAAGGAATTTGTTGAATTCCAAGAAGAGGCTGGCTGGATCGGCAACTGGGACGAAGTCGCAGTTGAAGAAGGCGAAGAAGAAGGCGAAGAAGAAACCGAAGAAGAAGTCACTGAGTAACTTTAATCACACGGCCTCGAAACTCTATTGAATCGGGGCTGTGTGTTGTCACCAACTCAGGCAATAACAGCTTGCCATTTACAAAGGTAAGAACGGCAAAGCCAGAGCGCCAGTTCAATGGGCCTTCTTCAGTGTAGTCTTTAAATTGTGGGCCGTAGGGTTCAGCCAGCGTACCCGTATCAATACCGTATCGCACGCCGTTGTAGTCCGAAAAAGGCGTGACTTTTAGGCTATGAAGATGACCTGTGACGATGTTTTTTCCTGACCACATAGTGTTATTGTGGGTGGCGTGGATACCGCCTTTAAAACGGTGCTTTATCACCGTGTTTTCATTCATCCAAACCGCCCAGCAAGGCTCCCAATCTGGGAAGTGGTCGCGCAAAGTAAAACCCTTAACGTGTTCATATTGAGGCGCATTGGCAGCTAGGAACGTCTCAAACCGCGCATCATGGTTACCCAGGGGCCAGATTAGCTTGACATTGTGGCGAGCTTCTTTGGCTGCTTCTTCAATATAGCCCATTGTGATAGTACAGGCTTTGAGTTCTTCCATAACTGTAGGCGACTTTGTCCACCCGATGCGTGGATGTCTGCTGATCGCAGATCCGTCAAAAATATCCCCGTTGGCAATTACGGCATTAGGCTTGAGTTCTTTGATGGCCCATAAAAGGCCGTGGAATGCTGTTGTATATACACCAGGCCAGAAGTGTGCGTCACTAAAAACAATGACAGTGCCGTTTAGGATGCCAAGGTCTTTTCTGGCAGGGTGAACATGGGCCGTTTGCAAGTGTTTAAATTGATCTGTGGTTTGCGGCGCTTTGATCTCTATTTTTTCTCTATTTTCAATACGTCTACGCCGTCTGTTCAGCCCAGACAAATCCAGACCCAGAGTCAAGCTGGCTTCGCGCATTGAAGCGCTATTTTCAATGGTGCTGATAATTTGCTGGTCAGAAAATTTTTGAACAGGCATTACAATTTCCTACGCCAGTACAGCGTGTTTTTGAAACCCCAAGGCTTCGTTGGTTGAAACAATTTAAAACCTGTGGCAATCAGACTATTAGCCGATGCTGGATTGTCTGTTGTGTCAGTTACGACCCATCGCCACCCAAGAGCTTTTGCTTGTCGGATTCGGACACGAATAAACTGTTTCTGTAGTCCTTGTCCACGAGCAGAAGGAACAACCCCTGCGCGACACAGATAACCACAATCGGCCCAAGACACAGTACGCACAAGACCCGCAAAGCCAATATCCACGCCATTCTCAGTAGCAATCCACCAAGATCCAAAATTTGTGTCATATGGCGTATCAAAAGGGAGGCACTTATTTTGAAGTACCGACAATTTGTCCTGCACAGATTCTTTGCGGATGTCAACACGTTTAATCATGAACGCATTGAAATCGCTTACTGTGACGCCGTTATGACATCGATAAGGCTGTTGCGTTTACCTCATTAACCCGCCTTGCCCAACCCTTACCAAATGTCTCCCAAGTTGGGAGGTCGTACAAGAATGACAGGCGGCGCTTGCTGTAGTCTTCAATCAACTGCTTTGGATTAGCGGCCCGTACAGCGGCTAAAGTCTTTGAGCCTATACCACCATCAGGGTCAACACCTACGCAGGCTTGTAGCCACTTTGCGGCCCTGCCTGGGCCTGAGTTAATCGCCGCATCAAACACCGCATAATCCACGCCGTTTGGCAAGTCATCGCCCTTGATTTTGTCCCAGTACTTTAATTTATACAGCGGGGCAACATCTGTAGGAGTTAATGACCGCATTGTTTTGGTATCTACCATGTGACCACAATATTCTTCCCAAACTTTTTTTGTGCAACCAAGGTTTGTTTCCCCGCCAGGGTCAAGTTTGTTAAAAACGTACCCTCCCTCGTGAACAAGAACGGCTGCAAGGGCTTTGGGAAAGTTGGAGTTCATTTTGTGGGCGTAGATTGGTGAAGGAGATCGTCTTTAGCTTGTGAGCCAGCGCTGCTACCAAAGTAAAAAGCAATGATGCCCGTCCATGCAGTGCCAAGACTGCCAAGCATAATGTCAATTTGAGGCGCGTGTTCAATTTGACCGTACATCAAGCCAAACAAAATGCCAAAGAATCCAACAGTTACGCCAATTGCAAGGGTGGGCGGCAAATAACTTTTGGTAGCCACTTGCATATCACGAGCAGACTTGCGGTCATCATTAGACAGCTTGGCAAAGTCCAGACCCATTTCTTGCGCCCGTGCAGCCATCTGTATCTCAGCCTGCTTAATTAGCATGATTTGGTCAGCATTTAGCTTACCGCTATCAATCGTTGCCTGAACGTCTTTAGGGTCTATCCCAATGGCCTTGGAGATAGCATCTACAGCAAGCCCCGCCAAAGGGCCACCAAGGGCCGTAGCGATTGTTGGGGCAATAGTCTTTAACCAATCCATGTTTTTTCCTTATGGGCAAGGGCCAACAGTAAACTCACCAGGCTGGCAACGCTTTGGCATTGGTACGCATGGGCCAACCACAAATCCATCTGTACACCAGTTAATTGGCGGTGTTGTTGGATTGACAACAACAATAGGTGGATTAACAACAGCAACAGGGCCAGCAACAGGGCCAGTTACAAACGTCACCACTGGCGGGGTCGATGTTTGATTGCCACCAGGGCCAGTTACAAAAAGAGGAGGTGCTGTACCGCTTGGGCCAACCACAAATGGGCTTGGCAAAACAGTACCAGGGTCTAGTGAGACAACCATTGGTTTATCTTGTGGGGCAGGGTCTGAACCCACGCCACAGCCCGACAAAGCAAGACACAAAAACAATGCGTACTTCATATCAGTTCCTTAGTTTGTACATGATAAATTCAAACGTACCCCACCCAATAAACCCCGCAGCAAGAAAAGAAACAAAGCCGATCAACAAAATGTTTACAGTCTCAGCCATTTCCTCTCTGCGCCGCTTGGCTTTGGCCTCTGCTTCACGTTCTTCCCGCTTGCGGTTAGCCACGATCATGTTGTATTCGGCTTGGATGGCTTCCCAGACATCGCCTTGACCCGACCAAATCAACTGTTCTTTTAATTCTTTTTCTGCATCACGCAAGGCTTTGGCCTGCATCACAGTGTCTAAAGCCCGCCCCATGTCAGACTTTGATTTCTTTTTATCGTGTACAGCAGCCTTAGCCACTGTATCCCTATGCTCAAAAAATTTTATTAAGTCACCACTACATTCCTGTAGGTCTTTGCCCATCTGGATTGCTTCTTTGACCCCTGCAATCGTGCTTTTGGCTATCGCAAACGCAGCACCTATCGTTATGGGGTCAATCATATTCATTCCAATTTGGGGCAGACGTTAACCCGTAGGATGGTCTGCCAGCACCCCCTTTTCACGCTGGAGCGTTCGGATTATTTGTCTTGCTTGGCCTCTAACTTATCAAAGATCTTTCCAAGCATTTCTTTAATTTCACGCATATCTTCTCGGTAATCATCACGGGCAACATACGTTTTAGGCAGTTCTTCCCGCAGTTTAGACAAGTCGGATTTCAACTCTTTGACAGCAGACCACATTTCACGGGCAAACCAGCCAGCTACCGTAAAGGCTAAACCAGCCGCAAAATTGATAACTGACTGATAATCCATTTATGTGCTCCAAGGTATGCCAGACTCTTGCACAGGGTTGATCTGTGCGTTGATTTGACCTTGCAAACTGGCTTCCACCGTGTCTTTGCCCAAAGCATTTTGAACCCAACCAACCACAATGGCTTCGGTCAGGTCAGCGTAGGGGACGAATGTCTCGCCTGGCTGCTGTGTGTAGCCCACAGTGCCGTAGGTTGAGGCGGTGTAAGTGCCATCAGTGGCGTCAACACGATAATGCACCGTAACGACAAAGCCGTCAGAGGTTAGGCGATCCATTTGGGGGATGCCCCATGTGTAATTAGTCATGCTTTTCCTTTAAGGTAAATTTTTAAGATTGAAACGCAAATTCGCCATGATATTTTGACCTTGCTTCTGTTGCTACCAAATCAGCCAACTCCAAGTCGTCAAAATTTCCAATGAATGTGCTTTTTCCGTTAATTCGAATCATCACAGTAAATTTGTTCCGATTCTTTTTGCGAGTAACATTTCTGCAACCAGTAGCCGACAATTTTGCCCGACCATTCATGCCATTCTTGCTTGCATCAGCGGCACGCAAGTTTTCAATTCGGTTGTTTTTTACATTTCGATCTGCATGATCTATGGTGGCAGGCAGTTCACCGTGGTGCATCAAGTAAATCAACCTGTGGGCTGTATATTGTTTTTCGCCAACAGTAATTTTGATGTACCCTTGACCATCATCGCATCCAGCTTGTTTTCCATTAAAAGATGGATGAGCAGAATTTTTCCAAAACAGCACACCATCTTTGTACTCAAATAAATGATTCACTTGTTCTTGTGTAATCATGCCTTGCTTTCTAAAGCCGTGAGGCGGGTTGTGAGTGATTCAATAAGGGCTTGTTGTTCTTGAATGGCTTTGACCAATGTAGGAATCAGTGTTTCATGGTTGATGTTCTTGTACTCAACACCATCCCCACCAGCTTTTGAAAAACCAACACATTCAGGAAATACTGTTTCAAATTCATCAGCGATAAAGCCAGCGGCATTTTTCTTGTCTTGTCCTTTGCCTTCTTTCCAATCAAATCTGCGCGGTTTAAGCGCCATGATTGAAGAAAGACCCGTATCAATATCACGGACATTTTCTTTGAGGCGTTGGTCGGAAATTGCTGTAATCACAACTGAAGTGGCGTGAATAGTTCCACCCATGTCAACATAAAAACGATATGCACCAGCGCCGGTTGAATAAACAGTCAAAGTGTCTGTAGCACTTGTACTGCCAACCAAATTAGATGTTACTTGCCCAGTGGCACGGAGTTCAACACCCAAAGAGTTATTACCAGTAGCTGTTTTTGTTATTAACAAATTCCCACTGGCATCCAGTGTCATTGCCTGAGTAAACGTGATGGCATTACCTGCTGTGCCAGATGGAGCGTTGTACCACTCATGTGCGCCAGACGATTGAACATATCTTGTAGCAGCGGCTGTATTGGTATAAATCCAGTTTGTACCGTTGTAATACGAGTTTGTTCCAAGGTGCAATTGATTAGACGAATCAGTACGTCCACCAATGTATGAACCGTAATTACCAATTTGGTTAACTCTAAAGATGCTTCCCCAAGCACTCGGAGTAACACCCAGTCCAAGGTTACCGGAGGTGTCGAGGACTATTTCATCAGCACCTGCTCCGTTATAGTTCCAACGCAATGTGTTGTCTGTGTAGGTATATAAATTCCAAACATTGGTTGAATTAGTTGCTTCAAAATTAACTGTACCTTTAACTTGAAGTTTTGCACTAGGACTACTTGTACCAATACCCAGACCTGTGCTGGTTAGGCGCATTTGTTCTGTGTTAATGTACCAAGTGTGTACAGAACCAGTAGGGCTGTAATAAACCGCTTCACCAGTAGTATTTACGCCTAATTGCAAACGCTCCGTACCGCCCGAATCAAACATTCTAAAAAGGCCGTTATTTCCATTGCTTGATGAATAGATGCGAATGTTCTTGCCAGTAGTAGTTGTTCCAACTGTTACAGCATCAGATGGGGAACTATTTGCAACACCTAAGTTTGTCCCATCAAACACCAGCGCAGAACCAGTAGCCAATGCACTTGAAGATGATGCGTAGACCACACCGTTAGCGGTGAAGGATGTTAGTCCTGTGCCGCCGTTTGTGGTTGCCAATGTGCCTGCAAGGGTGACAGCACCTGTAGTGGCAGAAGATGGGGTTAAACCAGTAGAACCCGCGCTAAATGACGAAACGCTTGAGGCTGACGGGTTAATCAATTGAAAGCGAGTTCCATCGTATTCAATCAGATAGATTCGACCACTGACAATATCACCCGCAGCTAACGCAGTTGAGCCTAGTTTTGTAATGCTTTTAGCGCCCAAACTGTTTAGGTTAATTGTGGAAGCGCCTGTGTTCGTATTAGGCGCAACAAATGAGAACAAATTACCCGCTGCATAAGCACCAAGGGCGGGCGATAAAGTACCCACAAATGTGTCTGTACCTGTGACCGTTGCAATTTGGGTTGCGCCCGCTTGCAATTGACCAAATTGAGCCGCATCAGTTGCCGCAGTACCCGCACCCAAACCAGTGATCTTAAACGTCCCCATTGGGATGTTTGCGGTGGGTGTGGTTTGACCATCTTTTGTCAATGCGGTCGTTAAACCGCTTGCCAAGTCAGCAGTCAGCAAGTTAAATGCTGTGCTAGTGATTACTGTGCCTGTAACAACGGGCTGGCCCGCTGTGTTGATGTTGAACGTGCCTGAACCGTTGTAACTCATTTTGTTTCCTTATCTTCCGTATTGGTCAATGTTTTGCCCAATGATTGAGCCGCCACCCGTTTGCAATTGCGTTGATCTTTGGTTTAAAGCACGAATCAAAGCCGCTGTGTTTTGTACTTCTGATTGTCCCGTTGCGCCACGCATTAACAACATTTTAGCAAGTTCATTACGTGTTGTTTCAGGCATTTGATTGATTACTTGACCAATCCTGTTTTTGACATTTGCCGCCTCACCCGCAGCCGCCAATGGGTTGCCAGTTGCCGCATTTGCCACTGCTTTACCCGCAGTTATTGTGGTCGGCATAACACCCAAGTCTTCAGCGCCAGCTATCCTAGAAAATGTCCCCGAGCCTCGACCGACTTGCTCTAAAGGCTTTAACCTGGCTTCTTTGGCAACTTCTTGGGAAAACTTTTGATAGCTATCACCAAATATTTCTTTGAGTCGGTTACTGGTGGATGGTTCTTTCCACATCTTTAGGAGTGATGTCTGACCCGCCTCTGTGCCAACTTTGTCTTTTAAAGACTGCAATGCACCTATGCGGAAAGCCTCTATTTCGCTTGGCGACATATTGCCCATCAGGTCAGACAATGCAATATCGTCTTGTTTCATGGCTGTTCGGCCTTTGACAACAGCATTACTCAACTGTGATGGCCCTGCATACGCATCCAAGGCTTGACGATAAATTGAGCCGTTTTTGTCTGCGGGTGATAAAGCTGCAAGTTTGTCTGTCAATGCCACTCGCAAATTGTCATATGCTCGGCTTGTGTTTGTAGCCTTGCCAAACTCACCACGGGATGATTCACCTATATCATAAAGTGATTGTTTGACAACATCTAAGACTTTGAGAGGGACATCATCGCCCGCCTTCAACTTAGAAATGTCAATCGGCAACTGTCTATTTAACTCTGTTAACAACTCAGCCTTACCATGTGCAGACCTTGAGGCTTGAATCAACTTTTGCAACTCGGGGTCAATCTTTACCGATACGTTTTCAAGTTGTTTGTATAAAGGCGTAGATTCTGCTTTTTTGAACGCATCCAATGCTTCCAATGTGGCTGTAAAGCCCTTACCCTGTGTGCCCAAAGCCTCATCAGCGGCATTTACAAGGCGTTCAGGCCTGAACATTTGCTGCTCACGAATTCTGCGCTCTACCAGCGTTTTAGCTTGGCCTGGCATGGAAGCCAACACATCCAACTGACCTAACGCACTAGGCCCGCCCGCTTGCGCAATGCTTGCATTGGGGTTCATGCCCATTTCACGCTGGACGCGATTCATGACAGAGTTTGCGCCCTCCTCACTTGACCCACGTTGCAAGGCTTGAGCAAGTTTGATTCGCGCTGCATCTTTGGCGCTTTCAGGTATAAAACGCTGCGCAACATTGCTGCCCACGTTGTAAACACCTTGTCCCATGCCTGATAAAACACCACCAGAGGCTGAAGCAATTGCCGCTTTTTTGGCAATGTCTTGGGCGTATTCTGTGGGATTGGTTACAGGGTTGATGTCAGACGCGCCAGCAGCAGAAATAGTGCCTTGCGTGCCCGCCATTTTTGCAGCCATTCCCATTTTTTGCGCTGCGGATAATGCTTCTGCTGTTTGAGCCGCTTTGCTTGTCATCCCCATAGGAGTTAACAAAAGAGGCAAGCCACCAACCATTTCACTAGCAAATGCCGTTTTGGGATTGGTTTCCCTAAATTGTTCGTTTACGCCTTTGACGTAATCACGGGTATTTGCGTAAGCCTCTGATGGGTTTGCGTTGAGGCCACGTTGAAGAATGTCCAAACCCGCCGCGCCCGCGCCCGCTATTTTAGGCGCAAAGTTAAAGGTTAAACCTTGAGCCGCCGCTAAACCCATTTTGGCAGGCATAGACAAATCAGCCTGTCGGCCCTGCATCATTGCGGGCGATTCAACTGTTTTATCAACTGCGGGTTGAGAGTCTGTGCCAAATATATCTAAAGATGGAGGCGCCTGCGTGATTTTAAAAATTGCAGCATTAACTTGGTCATTTGACATACTGACCGGAAAGTTAACTGGCCCAAAATTTGGGATTTCTACAGTTTTAAATGCTTCAGACATTACTCGACCTTTCCAGTTGCGGGGTTATAGGTCGGAATTCGAGCCGTGCCAGCTTTAATTTGCGCGTTTCTTATGCCTGTTTGAATAATATCTCTAAACTCAGCCATTGAACTTCTGAATTCATCAGGTGATTGCGCTTTTGAAGCTCTCAACAATGCGGCAGTAGCTTTTGTTCCCTCAACCTCAGAAATAGCGCCAGTGTTTTTCATGCTTTGAACGCCTTTAAGGAAAGCACCACCTTGAACTTGATTAAAGTAAGAAGCAAAGTCAGCGCCAGGCGTGCCACCTTGGAATGGCTTGTATTCAAACGGAATGGTTGTGCCAACAACGTCTTTCAGACCTTTGTGTTCAGGAATAATGACTTTTCCTGATGCGTCTTTTTTGCCAATCATTTGGTCAATTGAACTAATCAAAGTTTGGCCTTGCTGCATTATTTCTGGTAATGCTTGCGCCGCTGCTTGTTGCTCTTTCAATTGAGCAATTTGCAGATCTTGTTTTGCTTTTGGCGACAAGGCGGCAATTAAGGCTTGATTAGGCGATACAGGAACCGCAACGGGTTGCACAGGCGCGGCAACGGGTCTGGTTTGCATAGGCGGCGCAACAGGTCTAGCTTGCGTGGGCGCTTGCGCAACAGATTGCGCCAAAGGTTGAGCCATTTGTGGAGTAGGCTGTGGTGCGGCAACGGGCGCTACATTAGGAGCACCTCCCGCATTCAATCCAGTATTGAAATAAAGTTCTTTTGCACTGATTCCGATTCTTGCACCTTCATTGGCAAGCGAGGCCCTCTGATTTGCACTCAAACCATTAAATGCGCGATCAGAAAGTTCACGCTCTTGCGTCAGTTTTGCTTGATTTTGCGCTGCATCTTGCGTCAATCTTGCTTGAGTATCTGCGCTAACTGCGGGCAGTAATAAAGACATATCTTTACCGCCACTGTTTTGAAACACTTTTAAACTTTCGGGCGTGTATTGGGCGGGGTTAACATTGCTAAAAGGTGATTTTGAACCGCCTTCAAAAAGTTTTGCGCCTGTTTTTTTGCTGTATGCAATTTGACCTTCACCAAGAATTACGGGCGCTTCTGGGGCAAGTTGAGCCATGTACATATTCATGGCCTGCTGTTGCATACCAGGCGTTTTAAACTCGCTAATCAATGATGGGTCAAGCAGGCCCGCCGCCCTCGCCTGAACAGCGGGTGTAGTAAACGCTTTTTGTTGGTCAGGCTGCATCTCTGCAAATGTTGACGCAAGGTTTGGATTGTCTTGGAAATCTGCCTCTGTTGGCTCTTGCTTCATTTCTGGCGAACCCGCTTGGCCTTGCAAGCCTTTAATCAATCGCTGAATGTCAGACGATGTATCGGCTTTATATTGCTCACCTAAGGCTTTTTGCTCTTTTACTAAATCTTTTTGATTTTCATTTGACAAATACATTTGAAGCACTTTAGCCAAGCCTTGAACGGGGCTAATTCGTGCTTGGATGCCTTGGTATGAACCCGCTTGAACAGGCTCAAATGCTTGCTGCTGAAGAATCTCAGCCATCTTCTGGCGGCGATCCAACTCTTGTTGCTGCAATTGATAAGGGTTTGCAACATTAAACTGTTCGTATTGATTAGCCATGTTTTACCCCAATAAATCGTAGTTGACCATTTTGTAACCGCTTGGGTTCATCAAAACGGCTTCTGGCATGACTTTTTCAACTTCATCAGCCATTACACCTTGTTGACGCTCACCAAAGATGTCGTATTCATAAAGACCAATGCCAAGTTTGTGAGTGCCAATGCGCTCAATGTTTGACTTCAATCTGCGATCTGAATATTTTGCAACTCCAGCGCCAGCAAGGTTAAACAATCCACTTAATCCAGCATTAGCACCGGACTGCTGGATGCCGTAGTTTTGCAAATCAGCCGCACCTTGAGCTTGCGCACCCGCAAATATAGGTGCTGGCGCAATATTCGTTGGGTTGTAGCCTTGGAATTGAGGCATCTGCAACTGTGAACCACTCATCAAACCAGTGATTTCGTTCAGAGGCTGATTGCGCAATGTCAATTGTTTTTGCAACTCTTGCAATGCCGCTTGGTTAGCAAACTGCCCTTGACCAAGGTTTTGGTTGTATCGCTGAAGTTGAGCAGCATTATTTAATTGCTGTTGTTGCGATGCAATATTCTGATTTTGCAACAGAGCTTGGTTTTGAGCCGCTTGGGTGTTCATCCCTTGCTGGTAATTCTGACCAATGGCAGCGTTTGCCAATTGCTGATTTGTTACGTTTTGACCAAAGTTTTGCGCAGCCGCTTGATTTTGAGCTGCTTGTGTTCCCATGCCTTGTTGGTAATTTTGACCAATAGCTTGGTTTTGCGCTTGTTGGTTTTGCAAATTTGCACCGAATCCAGCTAATTGAGCTTGGTTGGCAAACTGTGCATTAGCTTGAGCCTGCGCATATTGTTGTGCTTGCGCCTGATTTGCAGCTGTTTGCTGTTGCAACGCCGCATTTTGATTTTGTTGAATTGCCGCATTTGCCGCATTTGATGCGGTCATACCTTGACCAAAGTTTTGCGCAATTGATTGATTTGCCAATTGTTGAGCGTTTAAACCTTGACCATAATTTTGGGCAATAGCTTGATTCCGTGCTTGCTGATTTTGCAAATCCACGCCAAAACTCGCTAACTGTGCTTGATTGCCAAATTGCCCTGATTGCAATTGCTGATTAAAACCTTGGTTTTGTGCCGCGTTTTGCGCTTGTTGAGCCGCCAAAGCATTGCCAAAGTTTTGCTGTGTTCCAGTATTTCCAAATTGACCCGCAGCCAAGGCTTGATTAAAACCTTGTTGATTTGCCGCGGTGTCCAAACTAATCCCTTGCAATGCTGCTTGCGTCAACAAATCATTTTGCTGCTGACTTTGATCTCGCATTGCGTTAGTATATGCTTCCCCGCCCGCCACCAGCCCTTGGTTTGCTAAGTTTTGAGCAGTGGCCTTTTGTTGGCGCTCCAATTGAGGCGCAAGACGAGCCATAATTGCTGCTTGGCCTGTCGTTCCCGCATTAACAGGCATTTGCGCAACATTACCCAAATTTAATTGGTTGTTGGCAAGATAATTATTGGCATTTAAGTTTTGATTAATTTGACCAATATTACCAACAGATTGCTGCAAGTTAACATCTTGAACGCCGCCTTCGGCTGATCCATATTGATTGGGATTTATGCCACCAGATAAACCATATTGGTTTGCGCCAATAGATGATGCTGAACCATAAGAACCCAAATTAGGCGCATTTTGAACAATGCCATAGTTGCCATAACTTTGCTGCAAAGATGGGCCAGTTACGCCGCCAGTTGCTTGTTGGCCTTGGAAATTGCCATTTGCTTGTGGATTAGCAACAGAACCATAGGCTCTATCGCCTGTAAATCCACCAGAAGCCCTGCCCATGCCCAACAAATCAGGCGACTCTTGTATTTGCCCAGAATTTGCAAGTGAAGTAGTTGTTTGCGGCCCTGTATATTGAAATGGCGTCCCAATAACACCGGATACTTTTTGCAAACCAGTTTCGCCTAGGTTCGCCATTTGCTGTTGGACGCGCTGCTGTGCCTCCAGCGTGCTTTGTCCCGTTGGTGTCAAAAATTGTTGTATATAAGGCTGATTTGTAAGGGGATCAAATGTTACGTTTTGGCCACCTAATGGGCCTTGTACGTTAGGATTGTTTAAGTAACCCTGAGTAATTGCAGTTTCTTTGTTTGCTGCGCCCTGGGCTTTGGCAGCAGCCGCATAATCAGGCGTTGCGGGCGGATTTGGTTGAGGGCAAAAGAAAGCCATGTTTATTCCTTAAATTCGTATGTTTCGCCTGATGGCTCATAGTTTGCTCTTTGCAGCAGAACGCTCAAATCTTGATTTTTTTTGTGGCTTATCATGATTTGATTTACGCCATTAACTTTAAGCATTTGCCCTGCTAATTTAAGCATTTTGCAAATTCCCAACCCGCCTCGATGTTCTGGCAGCACATAATAAAAAACATCTATTGCTTGCATTGCGCCATAAAAAGGCGATCTAAACACCATAAAACCTGCATGACCCGCTAATTCACCCGTTTCGGTGCGCAATGTAAAGTATGCAAAATTTCCTGTTTTTTCCAACTCAATCATGCCACCAAAGTCGCTTTTCAAGTTAGCGTTGCCGTAGAGTTCAGCCCAATGTTTGCCAATAAGCACCACGGCTTCGGCTGAAACATCCGCAAATCTTTCCATCTTTGGGTTCATATGCCAGCCCATCCTTGTTGGAAAACAACATCAGTTGAGGCCCACTCAATTTGCAGGCCCTGTGAGGCTGATTTTAACTGAATCCCCGCACAATAACCAATGCCAGTGACCCCTTGCCAGTTGTTTGTAATGATTGTTCCGCTTGACCACAATGCGTTACCCCAAAGCGATGTTCCCCACACCCCATAACTTGATGGGCTAAAGTTCAAGGCTCCTGTTGTGTCTGATAAATCAAAATCAACATTTATGCCAACCAAAATGTTGGGAGTTCCATTTGTGAAAATAGAGGGCCTGGCTCTTGTAAAATATTTCTTTACACCACGGTTTTCGTAATAGTTAAACGCTTGCAAAACAATCCCATTGATGTCACTCACATCATCGGTAAAACCGTCCCAAGCCAAACCAACATAACCATCGCTGCCAAAATAAGGATTGTCGTAAAATGTTTCCCAACAATTAGCGTCCCACCCTGTAAACCTTGTCCATGATTTTGTGATGGTGTTCATCACAAACTGCTCTTGCGAACCAAGGCCAACAGGCACATTGATCCACAAAGCATTGTTTTTAGCGTGATAAAGCAAAGCCCAACCAAACGAATTTTGGTAAGCCGTTGTCGCCTCAGTAATAGCGCCCTGAATTTTGTCTGATAGATTTACCCTTGGGTCAAGTCGGCTTGATTGCAACGCTGAAGCCAGTGGCAAAAGACCGTCTAAACTTAAAACCAATAGGTCGCCACCGTATTTATACAAACAACGCCTAGAAACGGGTGCGCCGAGCTTCCAAACGCCCGCTAAAGCCCATGTGCTTGCAGAGGCGGGGTCTGTGCCTCGATAAACAATAATCTCGCCCTGTGAGGTCACAAAAACAAGGTTATCGTCTACGCCATAACCAGCGTCAATCGTCCATGCGCTAAAAGACACGATGTAACCGCCCATTCGGGCAATTGAACTCAAGTCTAAAACCTCGGCAGCGCCACCCACTGAGTTAGTGGGCAAGTACCATGCTTTTAAACTTTCTCTTTCAATAAACCAAACACGGTTTTTAAACAACGTGACATTGTTCAGCTTGTTTGTGGTTACGCCAGTGATTGCAATTGGTGAGCTTGAGGCGTTTACGCTTTGCCATGTTGTGCCGTTGTACAGCAGGGGATCATCTACACCGTTGCAGGCATAAAGAAAACTGCCGCCAGGCGTTGTGACGTTAATATGCTCAAAACGGCTGTTGGTCAACCCTGTTTTGTCAGCAGCGCCCACAGCCCCTTTGGTTGTGCAGTTGTAAATGGAGCCACTAGCAACCCCAAATAATTTACTAACGCTGCCTGTTTCATAGGCCATCACCGTGTCAACTTGCCCCGTGATACCCGTTGACCATTTACTGTACCCGCCGCGCAAGTTCACACTTGAAACAGTTGGAAAGTAATTGGTCATTGTCACCGCATCAGTAGGCGACATATTTGCTAGTGAATCACGCACATTCCACCCGCCAACTGGCGCTGGAATACTTGCTACATTAGCGGCAGTTCGTTGGGCAATTTTCATTATGGCGATGCCCCATAACCACTGTCAGGAATGTTGTCGTATCCAACCAAGATAGTGCCTGGCCTTGGCGCAAACGACAAGTTAGCCGCCGACATATCCAAAGCAATAGCTGCTTCCATTTCTTCCAAATAGTTGCGATACATTGCCGTTGTGTCAAACCCTTTAGCCTCAAAATATTTGAGCTTGGTTGAAAGAACCATCAAACGGTCAGGATAAATGCAAGTATCAGAATCAGCCGTAAAAGATGTCTTAGGTTCATCAGCCGCGCTGTTTGCCCAAGCATTTGAACGGTATTCGTAACCCAAAAACTCAGCGGTAGAAAAACCAGGCCATATCTGGAAATACTTGCTAAACAAACGCCACCTAATTCGGGGGCCTGTAGCGATATATCCAGACAGCAACCATTCCCACTGCTGCGCATCTTCTGGGCCTAACATCTCCCAATGCTTGTCCTTATCCCACATTGTCCTTGGGATAATGGCTTCGTAATCGCTAGGAAATGCGTACTTCATCTTTTGGAAGTACACGGTTGCATTAGTTGCGTCTGCTGTTGTTTTTCTAGTTAAAGTAACAGATGTCGAAGAATCTACGCTTTGGATAAAGGTGTTTTGGTCAATGCCTGTACCAACCACCATGTAGGTGCTATCCAAACCATTTGTAGACGGAATTCCCGTGATAGATGAGCCACTACTAGACCATGTGCCAGTAGTGGTCAAATATTCCGTATAAAACTGCTTTTGCTTTGTAAGGGTTCGCCAAGGATGTTTGCGCAGAAACTCGTAACCACTTGCGTTCATTAACGCAAGAATTTGGGTAACGTCTTGATTAGTATTTCCAGCAACACTTGTCGGTGTTGACACGCCTAATTCGTTTGTAACTTGCTGCACTAACTGAAGCATAGTGCTAGACATAATTTACACCTCTTTTTTAGGGCGGCCTCGTGCTTTTTCAGACAACAAGGCTTTCATTTGCTCTTGCAATTCTTTTAATTCAGAACGGGTCTGCTCTAATTCAAATGAACTCTCACTTTGATTGCGTCTCAGCAGATATGCTCTTGCTTTTTCACGCAATCCAACAGCGCCCATGCCTACGCGCTGCAATTGAGCATCGCTTGCCGTAGCAACTTGCTCAACCGTTTGAAACTTTAGAATTTGCAATTCAGCCATTTGGCTGTCTGTAAATTCTTCAGGGCGATCTAGATGCCAATTTTGCAAAGTTGTGCCAATGACAGGCCCACCTTCTGAGTTTTGCATTTGATAGTGCAACCATTGACGGGGAAAGCGCTCTTTATGGTCATCACGAACAGGCTGTTCAATGATGTTGTACTTATCGCCAGGAACCATAATTCGCACAAACGGGATGTCTTTGTACGGTGCTTTGTCAAATGTATAAAACTCAACGTGCAGATGAGTGTCTGCGTTTGCAATATCGGAATCTAGTGCCATTTTTTATCCTGTGGGGATTAAGCTGAAGTGACGGATGCCCAAGTTGTTGCGCTCGGGGCAAAAAGAATCATGCTCTTTGCAGTTGCCAATGTAACAGATGTCGCCGCTGCATTGATGGTTGAACTTGTATTGTAAGGGTAAACAGTAATTGTTTGACCTGAATCATTACGAATACCAACCAGTGCGCCAGCTTCTGTAGGAGGCAATTTAACGCCTGTAGAAGCGGATGAAGTTGTGATTGTGTTGAACACAGCCGACAATTGTGTTGCGGTAGCGGCAGTTGAACCCAATGCAACAATGCCAACAGCGCCATCACCCGCGATGGAGACTGTAGACAAAGGCGAGTTACCTGCGCCAAGAATTCGTGAAGGGATAGCCATTTTAGTTCCTTAATTAAAAAGAGGCGGTTTTTATGCCGCCCCTTTAATTTTACACAGATGCTTTAGAGAACCATGCAACGTCACCAGATACTAGGGCAACTGCGGGAGATGTATAAGAACCTCCCGAAGCTGTCACCAAGAATGTGGTTGCGTTAACGGTGCAAGCGGTTGTTGAGGCGGAAATAGATGCGTTGGCTTGACCCAACACATAAATTTTGCCGTCAGAGCCAAACACTTCAGCACCCAAAGGGCCAAACGTAGGAACAGCCGTACCAGCGCTGTTTGTGTTGGTGTTAACGATGTTATTAAAGTCAATACCAATGACGGGGGTTACTGTATATGCCATGATTTTACTCCTTTAAGCGATCAGAACGCCACAGAATTGTGGGCCTGAGCTAGTCAAGTTACCAGCCCAACCAATCAACTTAACGATGGCATCTTGGTTAACGGCTTGACGCTCACCACCAATTGGCACAAAGTTACGGTCAACGTGGGGACGGAACATCAGATACTTGGTGTTCAAGAACCACATATGGTTTGCAGTAGCGTTAGACCCGATACCACCATCAAGCACAACATCAGATGCCATGCCAGCGCCATAGTATTTCAATGAAGCAAAACCAGCGCCTTGAGTGGAGTTGCCGCCATCAGTAACACGCTGAATGGATTGCATAGATTGCAAATACAAACGGTAGTAATTACTGTCAGCAACGATCAAATCAGGCTTGTCTGTACCACGAATCAACTGAACAGCCAAAGAATCCATGTAAGACTGGATGTTTGAGGCCGAAACAGCAGAACCGCCATCAGTCACGCCAGAATATTTCTGCGAGCGCCAGAAAGTATAATTAGCGCGGTTAATGCCGCCGTAAGTACCAGTGGAAGGTGCATCAGGAACTGCTGCGCCCAAACCAGTGATGTTTTTGCCGCTGTTGCCTGTGCCATCTGTGTAGATGTCCCCGCCGATACGGTTAGCCAATTGAGCTTCGGCAACCATCATACGACCATCAAGCAAATCAATAATGGCTTCTTTGCCCGAGTTCTGGATCATTTCCAAGCCAGAGATGGACACAGCAGCAGCGTATTGAGTAATGCTAAATTGGGCAGAACTGATAGGGCTGTTTTGTGAAACGTTCAACACTTCGTAACCAGAATAAGAATTCGTGTTATTTGTGGTGCTGTCGTTGTACATAATCTCTTGCAAAATCACGTTACCGCCGGAGAATGTTTTCACATTTCCACGGTCTTTGAGTCGGCGCAAGAGGGCGTTGTTGTTTGTGACGTTATCAGCTAACTCACCAGTACGGCTTTGAATGTTGGTCGCAATGATGTCGCTGATACTGGAATTGGCAAATGCCATAATAATTCTCCTATATCAATTAAAGTCGTGCAGATAATTGGTCAAATTGCTCTGCCAATAAACTGCGCCTATCTTGAGCATTGTTTTTGGTAGCCATTCCTGGTGTGGAACTTTTAACCGAAACCGCATTAGCCCTTGCAGATTTCGCTGCTCGGTCTGCCGCTACTCGTTTTGCGTTATCCAATTCGGCCTGTTTGCTGACTTGTACGCTGTCAAATAACTCAGGGTCGAGGCGCACAGCTTTTTCATATGCGTCCTCTAACGTCTGCGCCACGCCACTCTGTAGGAGTTGAATCATGGTCGGACGCGCTTCTTCAAAATATTCGGCTTTAGAGCTAAATTTTTCAATTTCGCCTAAAAGCTGCTGATTTTGAACTTGCTCTTGTTGCTGTTTCCAGCCAATCACTTCACCACGAACATTGTTTAGTTCGTTTTGTAGTGCGTAAATTGTCGGGTCAACTCCTTGCGGGAAGTTTACTTCATTTAAGTTTACCCCATATTGTTGCGCTAATCTACTAAATAATTGCAATTTATCTTGCCCATTACTAGTTCGCAACATGTTGTCAGCCTCTAGCAAGGCTTTTATCGCTTTGGGTGCATCTAAACCCATGCCTTGGATCGTCTGCAAATAAGGGTTAACCACCTCATTGATCTGATCTGCAAACTGCGCTTTGGAGATTAAAGGCTCAACGCCTTTGCGCATTTGTTC